GAAGGCTTCCACTAAGGCATCAGCACGTTCTTTTTGTTGTTGAAGAACATTTGTGTATTGAGATGTGAGCCTCCATGAATCACTACCTTCTAATTCAACGATCTTTTTTGCAATCCTGTAGTACTCATTCTTTGCATCTATATTACCCAGATTTATCTTCCAGTAATCATGCGCGTCTTTTAATTCTGCACGTGCTTGTTTTAAAAGATAATCTTTCAGTTCAGCCTCCTTCTGCATTGCTTTACTAAGTATCTCTTTTTTTTCTGCCAATGACTTAGTATGATCTGCTGCCTGTATTGTTAATTGGTTTAATTCAGACTGCATCCTTGCTGCCTTATAATCATTCTGCGACCGGCTCGCTTCCCTTTCACTTCTTGACTCAGAAATCCTTGCCGCTTCTTTCAGATTACCCTTACCTGTCTGACTTGTCATTATATCTTGAAGAAGTTGTTTCGTGACAGCAAGTCCTTTATTTACAAGTGCAGTTCCCCATTCAGTATCTTTCGCCCATTTTAACATAATTCCGGCAGCAGCAAGTGCCGCAGCATAAACACCACCTAAAGAACCGGTAAGTCCCTTAAATCCCTCGTCTGCCTCTTTAGCGGAACCCTTTGAATCTTTACCAAATTTCTTAACACTCTTTCCGGCATCCTTTAATGTGCCTTCAAGATGCGTTTTGTCTCCTTTAATTCGAACGAAAAGATCGTGTAAAATTCCCATTACTTTTTATTAAATTGTAACTGTTCAAAAATTTTAATATCTTCCATAGTTATCTCAGGTCTCTTTGTTTTTACCTTTATCTCTTTAGTCTTATCATCACTTAACTTGAAAACATCTTCTTTCTTTTTTGGTTTATCTTCCTTTGGTATATTCGGGTTTCCAAGTATTAAAGTCCAGACTATTTCCCTGGTCATCCATGCCGTCTGTCTCTCCCATTTAAGCCAGTAACCTTTCATTGATTCATTAAACTCCTCAATTGAAGCATGAAGGTATCTCTCTCTTGACCAACCCAAAATTCCAAAACACAAAGAACGAATTTCCGAAAATGTTAACTTACTTTTTTTTTTGACTTCGTCTTTGCTATCTTCATTATCTCGCCGGATAACTCAATCATCTTTTGTTTGAGTTCCTTCTGCGCTTCCTGACTCATCTTCTCATACCAAATTACCGCATCAGAAGGTTTATACATCGGATTCTTGAAAAGAAATAAATAAGCAAATAACCTGCCTTTTTTTCGTGCTGCAATAAGATTCTCTTTATAAAATGTCAGGTATCCATGATAGAGCAGGTAGACCGTGAATTGATAAGTGTCTTTTTTAGCGAAGGAATCCATTTGCCAAAAATCAATTTTCAGATCCCGGCAAAGAGATTCAAGAACACCGAAATTAAATATAATATCGACTTCCTTTTCTATGAACCCACGGCCTTTTTTAAACGCTAACTTCATTTTTTAAAGAGATATATAGTTGATGTTGACCAATTGGCATTACTGGAATTACTAAACCTCAATGACGCTGAAGAATCCGTAGCCGTTGCCGTTAGCGTGATGATATTTAACCCTTCCACTAATGCCTGAGTATTTGATATGTAAGCAGACATATTATTCCATATACTGACCGTAGGGAGTTGCCCGGAATTGAGTGTTAAAAATGTAGCGAATATGTAAGTATAAGTATCTGTCACTGATATCGTGTTGCTATCACATTTTTTCGCTCCCGCTGTTGTTTTTATAGCCGATGTTATTTTTAAATCCGAGACGGTCAGCGTGTCATAGTCGGATGAATTTCCATCGGGATCAGTGATCATCTGAGCAGCCGTGCCGGAAAGAACATATAGCCTACCGTTTACTTTTAAACTCCCCGACAAACTCATTACCCCCTCAAGTGGCGCGTCAAACTTTAAAGAAGACATATCAGCCTCCCCGACTAACGGGTATCCTAAACCAAGTATCTCAATTAATAAAGATTCCTTGTTAAGAATATAGTTCATTAATGCCTGTGCGTTCATATCGGGAGAGGCAGGAGAGGAGAATAACGCATCCAAGTCAATGGTCGCATTAAGCATACCTGAGATATGTTGTTCCCATCCCGCTGACTCCTTATTTGTCGCATCCTCCAAGTTTAACCCGACATTAATGGATAGTCCTCGTTGTACCCCGACAAGAACCCCCTCCGAGTAGAGCAAAAGAGTTGTACCGTTTATAACTGCCATGACTTTAAGCTATTGCAACAACTGTTAAAGGAGCGTTACCAACTATAGTGCCTGAGAACTTTATTCCCTGTTCCTGTGGTGCCTCAATTTTTATACTCTGGAATGTAGCGTTTCCCTTCCATCCAGTAGTAGCCGTACCGGAAGCTGGTTTAAATGCCACTTCTGCATCCGCCGTTCTCGCTATAATAGCGGCGAGTATTTCAGCGGGAGTCATTAAAACCGATGTTCCCCCGGCATCTTCATAGACGCCTGAGAAATCTATTGACCACTTTCGAAGTCCGTTGATATGTTTTTCCCAACCACCATCCTCTTTTGTCGTAACAGCGGGGAGATCAACATCAACATTTAAGGAACAAGAATCACAACTCCAAAGTCTTTCTGTCGCGTTCCACACAGCATATCCAGAACCATTTATTACGCTCATAATTTCATATATTTTTAAGTTATTAAAAAATTATAAATATCAATTAATTTTATCTTTGAAATATTATTGTCTGCTTCTGTAATTACTTCATTATAAGGTCCTGGTTCGAAAACTACCAACGTGCTGGGACTGATCGGGAATACACTTGCCCGTGTGGGTTTCAAGATACCCCTTATCACGCTTAATATTTCCAATGCCAGTTTTTTATCGCCCCTTTGCCGTGACTCATCAACGACCTGTATCTGACATGTGCCGGTATAATGAAATTCATCTTTCGTTCCTTCGGTATTATTAACCACGTTCCCGACATATACATATATTGAAGCCGGTGTTTTTGGTATAGATTTGTATACAGGATAAGTGACATCTGCATTTACTACAGTGCCGGACAAATCCCCGCTCGAATCATTACAATTCTTCGCGGCACTATTCGTGTGACCTGTCTGTCCGATTATCGCTGCCGTGTTTGCCTGTCCCGTACCAACGGCGGTACCAGTCGTTCCTAATGTATTTAAAACATTACTCCACGCTTCATCGATTAAATCTGATTCGGCAGATTCAAGATAATTAGTGCCAGAGGCATAAAATATCAATCCACCTGCCGGGCCGGTATCTCTTAATGAATAAGCACCCTCCGTGGCAGTAAATGACCTGCAGGCACGTACGTGATTTGGTATAGCTTTAGGATTAACGTCTGATGATCCATTAGTATAATTAACGTAATATGCAGATATCATGTCATTTTCAGACGAACTCCAATATATATTATCGGAAAAATCTCCTACACCATGATCTTTTAATTCAGAATACATTAAAGAAAGTTCATCTTTTGAAGGTAAATAATAAACAATATTTACTATCGTTGTCGCTCCCGCGAATCCCGTACCTGGTACGTTAGCGCTAAAGATAAGTTTTGCCCCTGAAGATGTTAGTATAGTCCCGGCAGCAAGGTAATCATCTGCATTGGCCGTGACGAAATCCGTAGCCGTCTGAGTTAAGGAAGTGTTAAACGTGGCGATAGCGGAAACACCGTTATTAGTTATTAAATCCTTTCCACTCGTCCCGGTTAATGTAATTTCATCCACTTCACGAAACACGAAATCATCAAGGACCGTGTAAAGGCCTTTAACAAGATTATAGCTTATATCCCCGTATTTCGTGCTCATCTATTTATAGCGTTCAAGTTCTTTATAATCCTTTCGATATGTTTTTTACCCTGGTGTACCGCGGCCCAGTTAAGGAATGAAGTACCCCTGATGTTTACTTTTCGTATTCCCTTTCCTTTAAATTTTGAAGCTGTCTCTCTTGCTTCTTCATCAAATTCTGAATTGGTAAATACAAGATCGCCTGTCCCAAATTCAATATAAGGTGCATAATGTTTCGAAGTACCGACTACCCTCTCCATTGACTTTACTATCCTGTTATAAATCGAACCAAGTAATCCCGCTCCGCCAAATCCTGTTTGTTGATGAGTTTTAATATTCATTTTAGGATATACATGACCTTCACTACTCATCATTAGCCTCATTTGTGCATCCGCTTTAATGGCCACGGCAGTATCATCAACGGCCTTGTTTATAGCAGCCTCTGCCTTTACTTCATAACCTTTGAAACTTTTGATAAGTTCCTTTACTCCCGTTACTTCGATGTCTATCTTCATTTTTTAACAGCGCAAATAATTTCTGCCTCATTTAACTTTGATCCTGATCCGGGGTTAATCTTTATCGGTCTGACAGGATACATGGTCAAGGTGTTATAAACTATCCTGATATTAACCGAATATGAATTATCCCAGCATTTTATTTTATAAACTGCCTTGTCTACCAGTTCTTCTTCTTTCAAATAACGACTACCGTCAACCTGCTCAACCGAAGCCCGGACACTGACAGGTTCTGACCATTTTTCAGTCACATCTCCCCCGCTTTCCGATGTAGCAAGAGTCGAGATCGTGATTATCCTGTTATATTGTCCAGTATTGCCCATTATGCTATCGAGGGTGCGTTAGTTAAATCTATCACGCTTCCTAATTCAAGGGCTATCCAATCAGTTCCGTTCCATTGAAGCAAAGCGTATTCTCCAGCGTCATTAAAAGTCAACGTGGTAGCTGCACCGGCAAAAGCACCCGTGACAACTGCATCGCCTCCACCATCAGCCCGGAATATTATCTTTTTCTGTTGACCCATCACCGAACCACCAGCGAGGGTGAAAGCATCACCACCAGCATCAGAACTGATAAAGGTTAAAAATGTAGCTATACTTATCGCCCCGCCAACATTACCAGCAATTTCTTCCTGAGCGGCAGCGGCAGGTAATATGTAATCCAATAAACTCATTGTCACACCCGCCAATGTAGGTGTTTGCGCCAAAAGTGATTTATAAGAACTGTTATCAACAGCAACGGTTCCCGCTGTTATGGTAGTCGTGAATGGTCTTAATATAGAACCATCCTGAGTATAAGTATCAGTTCTTGAACCATCGACATAAAAAATATGATTCACTCCAGATACTTCAATACCTGTTCCACCTTCCGCGAGTGGCGTTATTTCAAACTCGTATGACGTGTAAGCCCACTTTTCAACTTCGTAATCTATAATAGTTGCACTTTCTCCAGTATAAAGTAGTTTAGAGGCTTCTTCTGCTAAAGCGAAGATAATATCGTCCCCATGTGGCAAAAGGGTTACTAACCCGGCCCCGATGTTCTTTAACTTGAACTCCCTTCCATCACCGAGAGCCGGGCCGAGATTAAAATCTATCGCCGTTGCTGAATTAAAGATGATTTGCTTTTCCGAGCCATTTAATGTATCGGTTTCTGTTATGATTCTTACTACTGATCCCATGACTTACGATATTGTTGATGTTTCTAACGTGTATCCCCAGACTAAACCACCCGTGAAGGTTAGTTTCTTGATAGTATTACCTGTCCCGGCGGAAAGTAATCTTTCGCTCGCGAATTCAACCGCTGAAAGGTTCTTGGTAGTGAGAAGGTTGTTAGCCTCATCGTCTTCCATGACGGTAAACGTCACGCCTTGCTCGACTATAATAAAGTCATATACTCCATCCACGAGAGGAGAAGATATATTAACACCTCCATTCTTACCCCCGAACATGCCATGTAAAAACTTGATATTTGAACTCATTGTCTTATATTTTAGTTAAAATCCTGTATTCGTGCTTAAATGACTGATCAGTCTCTGCGTGTCAAATGATATTGAACTCATCGAGACTCCTGAATAATCCTCCCTGTTATTAAAAAGATCGGAAGTTATCCTTAATATTGCATTCTTTATTACCGTGTTTGCTTCTCCTGCCGTGAACTCCACGGCCAATGTATTATTTGTAGTGCCTGTTTGAATTACCTGATCCGGGCAAATATCAATTACCTTTAATCCCCTTCGCGAATATGTTACTGCCACTCCACCTATTTCAACCGATTCGATGTCAGTAACGGGAGAAAACGGCAACCTGTACCATGATGTTGAATAGAATCCTGAACCCACGCTATTATCCTCGTTTATAGCATCAAATTTGTCAAATTCAACCTCGTAAACTTTGGAGACACAGGATAACCCCGTTTCGCTCTCCAAGAACTCCCTGGCTGCCGTTATAATTGAAGCGATAAAGGTATCCTGATCAGTACCGGGATAACCGCTGAATGTTTTAAATTCAGCGGTGGTTACCGGATCAGTTAATGATTGACCTGCTTTTTGCCTGACTTGCATCGTTTATAATTTTGGTGCCTTCGTTACTTTAGTCTTTTCAATCTTTTTAGTTTCTTTTTTTGGAACCTTTTGAGTTCCCATCACGTCCCGACTGTTTTGTTTTTCTTCCTTAGTTTCGATGTTAGTTTTATCCTCCTTAGTCTCGGGAGTCTTTTTATCTTCTTTAACAGCAATTATACCAAGTTTTTCAAACTGGATAGCAGCTTTCCCGGTTACTTCTCTTTCTTCGCCTTTGTCCCCGTAAAGAGATTTTTTAATGAATATTACTTTTTGTAGCATGTCTAAAATTTTAAAGAAGGGGTATGTTTCAACCCCTTCAAGGATTAATTTAAAGGTAAAGCATTGAGCCATATACTATTTACTCTCGCTGTATCAGTAGGAGTTATAACTAACCTTAAATATTTGTAACTTACGGGAGCACTGGTAATACTGCTCGTGATAGTAGTATCAACTGTCGTCCCAT